GCCTTACCGCTAGTTTTAATTCTTTCATCCTAACGCCGCCTTTACCGCACTTCCCAAAATCATTAAAATCTCTTCACTGTTGTCATTCAGTGCCGGTCCTAAAAATGGAAACGCCCGACTATTCGGTCCTCCCAGTTCTACCTTTCCGGCATACGCTTCCGATGCTACAACCTCACCCGTTAAACCTGTCAAACTAACCTTCACTTTTTCTGCATGTACGGAACCAGTTAATTGTCCGGTCCAAGTATAATACCGTGGATCCGGATGTTCTTTTCTTACATCTGGACTAAGACTCTTCGCCCTCTTGTGATTCGCTTTCGCTGATACTTCTATCAAATTCAAGGATACTTCCATCCCCGTCTTTAGGCTTTCGTTCGTCCAATTTTTTACTAATTGCAGGTTTGCGTTCAACTGTTCTAATCCCAGCAAGGCCACGTAATACCTCCAATGGATATCTGATTTTCTTGTAAATAATAAAACTTTCCCCTCGTGCTTCCGCAAGCTGGATATGTCTTACTGTTAATTTTCCCGGTAACATTATCTTCCCTCCACTTTGCTCGTATAGACCTGTAAATGTCCGCTGTACTTTCTTACATCCATTACCTCATGATAATAGCTGTCACCGCTTTCATAAACACGGTTATCAACAGCCACCGAAGAGCTGGCCGGGAAAAATATAAGATGAGTGCTGTATTTAACTTCACCTTTTACCATCTTTTTAAATCCCCCGGATTTCGGAAATATCTGAACAGTCGCTGTCTCTATTGTTGTTTCAGTGTTGACCGGCAGAACAGAATATTCAGTATGAGTAACAGCATTGTTTTTAACCGTTACCGTCACTCCACCATCAGCCAATAAGCTGTCTGTATCTGCCGTCCAACTCATTCAAAATCTCCAATGTATTCAGAATTATCTATACCAAACTCATCAATGTCATAAGCAACAGAATCAATGCTTTCATACGGTTCATCCTGAACCATACCTACGTACATTTTTCTGGTCTCTATAAGCTGTTTTAGAAAAGTACCCTTGTCAACCGATTTATCACCAATACGATAATCACCAACCATGCTGGTATCAGCCAGCAAGGCGGCAATCTTAGAATCAATAGCGGCAATGTTTTCAGTTGCGGTACTCATATTTATACGTTTCCTTTAATAACGTACCGGTTCGAAATGGCTCCACAACCACCCATCAGCCGAGCTTTGAACCTAAGAACAACATCATTCTCAAACTCTTTTTCGTTCCCGGCTTTCGCCTGTAGTACCTGCAAGGGCATAACGTCGGTATAAACAAACTGTTTCTTAAAATCCCCGTAGAACCAAGCGGTTGCCGAAACAAGCTGGTCAATAAGGGAGGTACTTAATGCTTGGGTACCATTAAACATGTTCGCCGTTCCCGAAGGAGTACTGGCTAACACGGACTGTCCGGAGTAACAGATTTTGTAAGCAATGCTTTTTAGTGCGGTTGCAGTCAGCAGGATTTTCGGGCTGAACATAATGGGTAGTCCGTTCTCATCGGTAAACTGTGCCGCCAGGGTAAGAGCCGCCTGAAGGTCAGTTTCATCCGCAAGGGCATCACTCCCCAGGTTGTCCAGAGTCGCCGAGCTGTAAGGGTCAGTCGATGTGCTGGAATACAAAGTAGCCGCACTTCCGGCAGGTCTCCATGAAGCGTTGATTCCGGAGGTAACAAGACCAAGAACCCCATCCATGATGATTCTTTCGTATTTAGCTTTTGCGGCTTCCCCGATTCTCTTAGCACGCATAATCAGCTGACCGGTCTGGTCAAACTTTACCATCTCTTCGGTAAGGGAAATAATCCGGCCGAATTTTCGGTTGTTAATCTTGTGGTATTTTTCCCCAAGAGATCCTTCCTCATAGGCCATGCTCTCTTCAACTTCCTGCAATCCCATGTCCTCGGAGAATCCTACAATGGTTTCCTCTTTAACACTGGAAGGAATTTTTGTCACAAGCTGGTCACCGATTCCAGTTTCCATCATGTAGGCTTCCTGAACAACTTTGTTAATCAATGCCCCGGTAATTTTGGGAAACGCTGTGCTGTCCATTGCTTCTTCAATGTCGAAATCCTCAACAGTCACTTTTCTTGACAGGTTAATATCCCGGTTTTTCAGGGAAGGTTTTCCCATGGCATCCCATAAGGCACCAATAGAAAAACTTTCGGGCTTTGTGTCTGCTTCATTTATGAGGTTAATCATTTCTACGGCAAACCGTTTTTCACCGTAAGTCTGATAAAGACTTCTCATGCTATCTCTGTTCATTTATTTATCCTTTACGCCTGTCTGATTTCTCTCTGGAATCTACCAGGTTTAAATGTTACCAGAACAGAAGTTCCGGCGGTGTCAACATCTTTGACACAATAAGCAACCACATTCGTAGCAGTCGCATAAAGAGATGAACCTCCATAGGTTCCAAGAGTCTGGTCTCCGGTAATTACGTATCCCTCACCAAACATGTGGGTTGCGCTGGCAACTGTTGCCATGTATACGCTTCCGTGTCCAATCTCATCGTACCGGACAGTGGTTGCAGTAAGGTCAGTAGCAGGAGAAGCACTAAGGGCAATTCCTACAATGTCATTGGCATCAGCCGAAGCTGTACAAGGAGTTACTTTTCCACCGGAGGTAAACTTAATCATATCCCCGATTTCTATAGCTACGGTCCCTGTTTTTTTTGCAGATCTAACAACCTGCATTCCGTATCTGTATCTCATTTTGTTACTCATGGTTTATCCCTCCAGAGCCGCTTTAAATTCACCGGCTACTTTTTCCGGTTCTTTTGTGGATTCGCTGATATTCTCATCACCCATCCCGGTTACTTTCTTGTTTACCTTTTTTTCAGAAATCAAAGTTTTCCGGTCTTCGATAATGGCCTTTCTCGCCTCATCGTCTTTTGCTTCCATCAACTGTGCTCTGAATACTTCGGTAACTGCATCCTCGGGAAGTTTGCTCTCAGTAATAAGAGCATCAACAGTTTTCTGTTTTTCAGCGAGTGCTTCCAGAACAGCATAACTGTCAAGTTTTTCAGAAAGAGTTTTGTTTTCTGCAATCTTTGCAGTAACTTCCTCTTCTAGTTTTTTAACCTTATCCTGTAATGTAAGGTCATTGGTAACGGACTCTTTAATCTGGTCTACCAGATCCGGTCTAAGACTGGCAAGTTCCGT